TCTTACGTGACAAAAGTTATGATTGGAGACTACAACGGCAATAGTTTGTGGACTTCATTAGGGCTGTCACCCTCGCGAAGGTTAGAATCTAGGGAGAAGATGGCCTACTGGAACAAAGACCCTGACATCTGGGCGGTCTCGTTGGACCAAAGCAAGTTTGATATGTCTCAGACCAAAGAAGCTGTCCGCTATGCCATAGCGGCGGTGTTCAAAGGAGCAATTGCTGCTGCGCGACCTGATCTGGTCAAACAGCTCGAGGAAATACGCGACGTAGAGCTTTATGCTTTTGATAACGCTATAGCGACCTTCAACAAAGGAAAGGAGAACCAAAAATCTGTGCCGTGGAAACGCGGCGTACCCAGCGGACATGCTTGGACAGGATTAGTGGATACGTTGTTGAACAGAGCTGAGGCTGAAGTCATTGCAGAAGATCTAGGTTGTGAGATCATCGATGCAAGGTATCAGGGTGATGATGCCGTTCTTTTCGTCAGAGATGCTCCGAATGGCGAAGACTGGGCAGAGGGATACGCCAACTACGGTCTGATGGTAAACGCTGAGAAAACCTGGGTGTCAAATGAACGTTTTGACTATTTGCATGAAATCCACGGACCTGCCGGCGTCTGGGGTTTCCCATCTAGGATGATGAAAACTTTGCTCTGGAAGAAGCCCGAAGTAGGAAGCTCGGGTTTCAAACCGAAGTGCGCACGTGATAGAGAATATTTCACTGCATTGTTGAAAGGACATAGAAGAGGTCTGGCCAATTGCAGAGAGTGCGCCCAACATTTGCTTTTCCGACGTCTACTGCCGTGGACGGAAGGCAATACCAACAACGTACGGAAAAGGCGCGCAGGGAGGCGAGCCTGGTCAGCGATAGACACACCTCTGGCGTACGGTGGTTTGGGTTTCGGTTTGCACGGAAGGGTGGGAATTAGAACAGTGATGATAGGGATTGAGGAGGCCAAAGCGAGAATACGGATCGTAAGCCCGCTCGCCGACAAATCAGAGGCGTGGAGGAGTGTGGTGCGAGCACGGTTCGTCAGCGCCTATCCTATGCCAGATATTGAGACGGCATACTATCACTACCGCATACCCAAATCGACACTTCGAGCGACCAGAATTCCAAGCACTCTACCATCACACACACGCGTGGCCCGCTTACAGTGGGACTTCAGAGACTATTCACATGAAAGGGAGTCATGGAAGAAGAAAGTCGAACTGGAGGCTGCACTCTACAATCAAGAAATCAAAATAACAAAAACCATGCTGCCCGATTCGAGGGTGGCAGACTCACCGCTGGGCGCCAACCGCGCTGCTCGGCTACTGCACAAGGAACAAGGCTTGGCGATGGACTTAAGTACGTCAAGCACAACAGGAGAGACATTCGCAGCCATTTCGACTCAGGCCAAGTCGATGTGGG